TACTCAATGAAATGTATTCCTGGCCATCTCTTCAGCCGAATCACCCATTAATAATTCCAATTCTGGTTCATCATCTTCTTTCAATTGTTTAATAACATCATTATAATATTCTAAAGCTATTTTAGCCGGTTGTGATTCGGATACAATATGATAAGAATTAACCACTTGCAATTGATCCGGATCGTTATTCATTAACATCCATGGTTTGAATGTATAATATCTCATGCTTTCTGCATGATCGTCCAATGCAACGATTTTTAAAGCGCGGCGAACTAACAAAGTATCATGTTCATCGTCATTCCATTCTACAACTTCACATATAATTTCATCATCATTTGTAAGTTTAAATTGTCTTAAGTCTGTCATTATATCTCCACCTTATATGTTTTATATATGAAGTTTTCTGCCTTATACATTTTTAGTCGTTCATACGAATGCAGTAGAGCAAAATTTTGTCGCGATCCGCTTGAAATGTCGTCCGTGATATCATACAATTGAGTTGTTCTCCCGTCATCTGATTTACGAAGACCCCTTCCAATTGATTGTAAGACTCGGATTTGTGACTTGGATGGAGAAGCAAAAATAATATTATGTAGATTACGAATATTAATGCCAGTGCTGAAAGTACCCAAGGAAGCAACGATGATTGCGTCAGATTGTTTCTCGGTGATTTTTCGTATTGCTTCGCGATCTGCTGTATCCGTTGCACCACTGACGAAAAAAACTTTTCGGTCGTCATGAGCTTTATCCTCAATTAAGTCAAATAATATTTTACCATGTTTCTCTACATATTGAAACAGTACAAGCGTATTACCTTTTTGTTCTAATGCAAGATTACGAATAAATTGATTTCGTTTTTCATGACGTACAATATAATCTATTTCATCCGGATACGAACGTTTTCCGAAAGAGTCGCGATCTTTGTGTTCGAGTACAAGGCGAGTGATGGCCAACTTTGCCAAGGTATCATTGTCTTGTAGATCCCTTGTTGTTGTGACTTTATGTACTCTGCCAAATAATCCCTGTAAGACAAGCTCATGCGTTTGTGTTCCGTCTAATGTTCCTGTTGTACCGAATCTATACTTTGCTTCAGTACATTTATTCATAATAGTGGTTAACGATTTAGATTTAAATCCGTGGCATTCATCCCCAATTACCATTCCAAATTGTTCGAACCACGGTGCACCTAATTTATATATGCTCTGCCAAGTCGATACAACAACGGATAACATAGTGTCCTTATCTTTACCAGAATAGATTTTATGGACATTATCTTGTCCGAAACCGTAATCAACAAAATCGTTTGACATTTGTTCTACAAGAGACGTTGTAGGAACAATTACTAAAACTTTTTGATTTTCTTCAGCTAGCTGCTCTAAGAAATATCTCATTAATACATATATAATGAGTGATTTACCCGATCCAGTAGGTGATAATAAGATTGCACGATTCCGTTCGAGGCCTCTACATACTGCATCAAACTGGTAATCTCGAATTTCATATGGAAGATTAATACTATGAACGAAATCAATTATCTCTTTTGGATTTATCTGAGTGTAATTAGCAGCATTGTCCGGGTATCCATATTCAGTTTTTTCTACGTCTATGGCATATCCGCGTTGGCTAACAAACTTCTCGAGGTGCTCGATGAGTCCAGCGGGTAAAGTATTAGATCTGATATTGAATAGCCTAATCTTACCGTCCCACAATTTATTACGAAATGCTGGCATAAATTTATATCCAGGAACATAGAAAGAGAAAAACTCATTTAGTTCCTGTGCCGTACCAAAATCGCAATCTATTTGTAGCTCGCTATGACTTAGCTTCCAGACTCGAATTGTCTCCAAGCAATCATGTTCCTTATAGTTTGATGCCGCCATTTAATATTATCTATTATATCAATAAGTGTATCACGCGTGGTCTTCCAATACTCAATGAGTTCTTCAGACTTTTGAATCTCTGGATCTGAATCATAATAGTGATCCATTTCACCTTTCATAACCTTTAATCCATTAAATGGATCCGGATCCCAACCTTTTTCTTCTAACTCTTCTTGAGACATCTTACCATTATAGTATAACCACTTATCTTTAAGCAAAGACTTTTGTTTAAGCTCAGCCCTTTTTAGTTGTAGCTTTACCTCGGTAAGATATCTTAAATATTTTGCATGTAGATTTGGTGTATCTCGGGACGTATCATCTAACTTCATGCTATCAATTTTACAATCATTCTCCCACATTGAGAGAATCTCATTCAATTCAATCATATTATCATCCTATAGAAATTTGTTCAAAGTCGTTAGTGACTCCTCCAGTGCTACTTATACTCTTTAATTCGAAGTAAGAAAACCTAAATGATGCATTAAAAGTAATAAACGCATCACCGGTTGATGTAGATTCAAAATTGATATCACCTAGTGACGTAGGTACACAATCTTTATACTGAATCTGTTTAGTTGTATTATTATGACTTGACATAATCATCAAAGTAATATCTGCATATGTAGCTGGTTGAGTAGAAGTTCTATTTAATGATTCTCGAGAAGGAGTATCTAGTAATCTTCGGATCCACGTGTACATTTCAGAATAACCTTCCATATCCTCATCAAGGATAATATTAGCAGATAATTCATTAAAGGTTAATTTGTCTCCAGGAAATGGGATACCAGTAATTTTTTGATATGGCATTTCCACAGCAGACATAAGCATGCCAGGATGAGTTACTGTTTGGCAGAAAAACTCAAGGTTTGGGTAGTTCTTACGATCCATGACCAGCTTAAAACTGGTGGGTTGTAAGTAATTTAAGTTTGTAGTTAATGTAGCCATACTTTTATTTATACCTAAAAGAAGGGGCTCCGAAGAGCCCCACAATAACTAAAGGAGAAACATAGTTATTATTATTTACAAAACTTACGCTAGGATGTTATCCACACGGAAGATTCTGTAGTATTGGTTAGTCTTAACCGCTGCAAGACCGTCAGCTGGAGTCGCGCCAACAAATGGGTTTGAAGCCATGCCGTAACGAGTCTTAAAGCCGATCTTAGGCTGGAACGTTTCTTCTCCAACCGCACGAACCATTGTGAGTGGTACGTATGGGCAATAGAACAAACCAGCGTCATATGGGTTAGTACCCTTATAACCAACTGTGATGTAGTCCTGAGTTGCATATGGATCGATGTAAACACGAGTGCGTCCATTAAGAACACCAGCGAATGTGTTACCAGTATCGTCAACGTTCAATGAAGTTGAAAGAGCTGGAGCGTAATCAAGCATACCAGAAGCAGAAAGAGCAGAAGCAACATCTGAAGAACAGATGATGAAGTTACCCTTACCTCTACGAGTTTCTTTAGCAATTACGTTTGCTTCTCTTTCGAGTTGAACGATCAAGCCCTTGAACTTTTCAACTGACCAACGACCATCAGCATCTGTAGAAAGATCGAAGATACCATTAACAGCAGTATTTGAAGTTGCGGCACCAGTCTTAGCCTGTGAGTTGATAGTACGAATTACTTCGCGGTTGATTTCAGCAAGGATCTCAGTAGACAGAATATTAGCAAGTTCTGTCTCAGCATCAAGACCATGAATTGCTTTCAAGTCTTGAGCAAGTTCCAATGAGTACTCAGCTTTCAGCGCACGAGACTTAGCTGTAACAGTAGCTTTCTCGATAGTGAAACCCATCTCACTGAAATTTGAACCACCAGTTGAACCCAATGCTTCAGCGTCAGCTGTAGGCATACCAGTACCGGCAAGAGCAGTAGTACGCTCATTATCGATACCTAGGGGTGATGAACTTGAGTCATTTAGACCTGAACTGCTAGCACCTTGAGTGAATGAAGAGTCACCAGAGAAACCAGTGTTAGCTTCGTTGAACAATGCTTCTGGGTGAGTTGAGTTGTTAGCAACACCGCCGTTATAGCGTGACTTCATAGCGAAGATCAAGCCAGTAGGACCAGACATTGGCTGAACACCACATACATCGTATGCCATCAAGTTAGGCATAGCACGACGAACAAGTGCAATCAGAACTGGGTTCCAGTTTGCAGCAGAAGTAGTGTTGTTAGCTGGCGCAGCTTCAGTCATGAATTGACCTTGTGCAGCTTCTTCAGCGAATGCACGCTCTTGGTTTTCAAGAATCGCAGCTGTAACAGCTTTACGGTGATTATCTTGGATCTTACCAGCTGCTTCGTTATCAAGCACTGGAGACCATTTTTCGATCAAACGATCATATGATTCCATTTTGGAACTCCTTATTTATTAGTTTTTTCTAGAGCTTTCAGATATTGGTCCATAGCACCAGAAACTTGAATTGGTGATTCACCTTCTTCAGCTTCAGTGTATGCAGCCTCTGTAGACTCAGTTACATCTTTCTTGAAGTATGATTCTTTAACAGTAGCTACTTTCTGTGCGAAAGTTTCTTCGTCTTCGAAATCAACATCTTCAACAAGTGACTTAAGCTTTTCTACTTGAGTTTCTGCAAGACCACGAGCAGATTCACGAATAATCGCGTCACGCTTGTAAACTTCCAACTCTTCAGAAAGCTCGATAGCTTTAGCAGTTGTAGTATTCAGAGACTCTTCGAGCTCTTCAACTGTATCTGCCAAGTCATCAACTAGGTCGACCTTAGACTCAGGTACATCGATGTAAGACTCTTCAAACAAACCTTTTAGGCCAGTCATGAAGTTCTCAGCAATCTCAGCTCTGAGACCAGCTTGGATTGCGACTTGATTGTCAGCCATCCACTGTTCAACTACGTAGTTGAGGTATGAATCAACTTTCTCTACAAGCTCAGATTTAGTAGACTCGACTTCTTCAGCCAATTCTTCTTCATACTTTGCTTCAAGGCGATCGATCTCTTCAGACAGCTTAGATTTAATAGCTGCTTCAAAAATTGTTTCTGCCTTGTCCTTGAACTCTTCTGACAAAGTAGCTTCGTCATTGATCAGAGCATTTAGGTCTTGAGAAAAGTCTGCCTGATACTCAATTTCAGCACGCACTTCTGTTTCGCCATCTTCGACATCGAAATCTTCAGCCATCATTTTAGAAAGCATGACACTGAGGTCTTCTTTCTTGGCTTTAGACATCATTTGATAAGCGGCATTAATCATACCAGCTTTTGTCTTAGGCATTGGATCTTTCTTAGTGTTATCACCTTTACGCTTCTTAGCGGTTCCAGTTTTATCACCAGCTGCATCCACAGAGGCTACTGACTGAGCTTCAGCATTCTTAGGATCATGAGCTTCTTCCACGACTTCGTCTTCGTTCTCAACTTCGTCGTAGAGTTCAATCTCTTGATCTTCAGTGTATTGATCAGTCATAATTGACTCCTATTATTTTGATTTGAGTAACGAGAGGAAATTCTTAAACTCACGAACTTGTACCTCATAGAGATCTTTTCGTGGAGCTTTCTTAATTTCAGTCTCCATTTGTTCAATATGTCTTGCTTCGATGATACCGTTATTCCATATCCATTCAACACCTTC